TAACTTGGGGCTCTCCACTTTCGTGTCGAACTTCATGCGGGTCACAATCTGCTCGGGATTGATGGGTGGGTTCTGCGAAGCCAGATAGCGGGCGTACGCTTGCAGTGGGCGCTTGTCCCCTTCAGCCTTGCCAAAGATAGAGCCTGCTGGCAGGATGAGCTGCATCACATCGCCTTCGGGGTCGCTCTCCAATACTACGGCCAGCTTGTGCTGATAGCGGCAAGCACGGCTGCTACCTGTTCCCGACCCTGCCACGTTCTGTGGGCAAGTAGCGCAGCTCTCCGACTGGCGGTTTTTCGCGTTGGCATCTGGGGTCTCACCATCAGCCGAGGTGCAGTCCGGTGCGGCGGCAGCAGCATCCGGGTCGTATTTGGCGGAGTAGTACTGGCGGCTCACCTTCGGCGCTGCCTTGATGATGATTACGTCCAAGTGGCGCTCTTCGATGCTGGCGACTTCTTTGCCTTCGCTCAGCAGACGGAACACACCGCCCTTGATGGAGATGCGCTTACCACCGCCAGCGGAATCACTACCGGCCAATGCGCGGGCGGTATCCGACAACGCGTTGTTGCGTGCAAAGGCTGGGACTTTGGATGGGTTGAATGTAGCAAGGTTGCTCATGGGTTCTCTCTTAACGTGGTTTGGTAATACGAATCTCAAATTCGCTAATAGCGTTGAGACCGGGGGGAACAACACCGGGGTTGTCTTCTAAAAATTTGGCCATGTTCAGTTGGGCAATACGCTTCTCCAACAAGTCCACGACATCGTGTTCGACAATGAACGTCTTGAACGAGTCCCAGTCTTGGGTGGAGTACCGCGTCTTGCTTGCCATTGAGACAGTGCCAAACTCAGTTTTTACATATGAAACGCCAAGGGCTTTCATATGGTCTTTAATCGCAAACTTAACTTCGTCTTGCGATGCCTTGAGTTCTTCCACTCGCGTGTCGTACTCTTTGGTCAGTTGCTCGATTTCCGCTTTGATTTTGCGGTAAATCTTCGTCAGCTTATCAATGGGGATAGGCTCTTCACTCATTTACTTCTCCTGTTGTTGTGTCTAGTGTTTGACAAGTGTACACGATTTTTCGGCGTCTGCAACTCCTTTCTTAATTGCTAATTTCGGTTTTAAACATGTCGGTCAAAAGGAAGTTGTCATCCACCTTTGAGACCAACGCACTGAACATTTTCTTCTCAATCGGGCTGCTCTCGATGTGGTAGACCGACACCTTGTCAGCGTTTTGCCCCTTGCGGTCAGCCCGCGCAATACACTGGATGTACTGTTCAACGCTCATCAACGGCCCAAAGAAAACCACCGTGTCGGCAGCAGTCAAGGTAATCCCGTGGGCGGTGGCTTGGGGCTGCATGACAAGGACGCGGGGGCTGGGCTCGTGTTGGAAGCGGCGGATAATATCAGCCCGCTTGGTAGGGGAAACCCCACCATGAATGCACTCGGCGGTGATACTGTGCTTGGTCAGATGCGTGTGAATGGTGTCGATGCTGCTGCGGAATAGGGCAAACACCAACACCTTGCGCTCGGTCTCCCCCAGTATGGCGTTCAGCTCGTTCAGGCGCGGGGTAGCGTCGAACTCCACAACGTCTTTGTCGTCTGTATATACAGCGCCGCAACTGATTTGCAACAGCTTGCTGACCCCTGCTGCCGCGTTGACTGCCGTGATGGTCTCGCCTGCTGCCTCCACCATGAGCCGGTCTTTGAGTGCGTTGTAGTATTTGATTTGCTGCGGCGTGAGGGCCACGGTGCGCGTCATCGTCATCACTGGCGGTAGGTCTAGGCACTGCTCCTTTGTGAAGCGTATGGCGGGCTGTAGCGCCTCCAGCACCAGCGCCTTGGCCTCGGGCTTGGGAACCCACTTGAACATGGTGGCCTTGAGCATCACCTTGTCCCGCCACGCCGTATAAAAACTAGGCACACCGCCGGGGTTAACCAGCTTGGCCAGACCGTACGCATCCACGGGCGACTGCGATGCAGGCGTGCCGGTCATCATCCACAACCTAGTCTCCGGCTTGAGAATGGCCTTGAGGGACTTCCAACGGTTGGTCGTCGGGGTCTTGTAGGCATTGGCCTCGTCCACAATCACTAAGTCGAAGCGTCCGTCGTTGATGATTTCGCTGGCAATCAGGTTCAGCCCGTCATAGTTGGCGATGACAAACTCGTAGTCCTCCTGCACCATCTCAATACGCCGCGACGATTGCGTGTGGTGGGCTACCACCGCCGACCGATGGATGACGCTGTTGCTCAAGTCGCCCAACCACGCGCTGTGCATGATGGACAGCGGGCACAGAATCAACACACGGCGAACATGCTTGATGCTCATCAGGTAGTCTGCGGCCCACAAAGCGCTCAGCGTCTTGCCTGTGCCGGGTTCGCTAAACACAAACGCCTTGCGGTGCAGCGTGAGGAAGTCCGCTGTCTGTATCTGGTGTGCCATCGGCTTGTACTTGCCGGGCCAGTTGTAGCGCCGTGTGATGGGCGAGGGCACATCCTTAACGCCAAGGTTGCGCAGCACCTGCGTTTCCTCTAAACCCCAGTGAACCAACACCTCATACGTGCCGTTGTTTTCGCTAACGACCTTGTGCTTTGGGATGATTGCGTACTTGTGTGGATTGCGAGTTTTTAATAGAAGTGCTCTATCGTCGATGATTTCCATTTGCTTCTCATGTAGTTATTTGTTGTCGCCTTGATTGGCCGACTTGCTACGCAACCGCAGGTTGCCCGGTGTGGACTTGCCGCCTTTGCGCAGCGGCTTGATGTGGTCAATGTCTTTACCTGTGCGGTCGATGCCGTCTGCATCGTACTTGCGCCGCGCACGTTGGCGCTCATGTTGGTCTGACCCCGGCCCGGACTTGCCGGTCTTGAGGTCTTGCTGGTATTCCTTCTTGTAGTCGCGGGTTGCCATACTAAATCCTTTCTTGTCTATACAGCCTCATTAAAAAACCGCCACAACCCCTGCAAAGGCATGCGGCATCACCAAGCTCAAACAGCTTTGCAATTAACGCTTTTTGTGTGTCTTCATAAAAGACCGCTTGGTCGTATTCATCGTCAAAGTCCATGTTATATCCAGCGGCTTCGACTTCATAAAACGCACGCTCCTTGTGGGGGGACACAAGACTAACGCTTACGTGGCTTTTTGCGCACTGTTCACATTCAATCTCGCCTTGCTCAAGCGAATACTTTTTCATCGCTCTTCTAAAAGCTGCATGCTCTGCGTCGGTCACACTACGTTTTTTCTTTAATGTTGATAAAAGCGTTTGGCGTTCCTTTGGCGTGTTGTACTTTTAAGTTCTCCATCAGCGCTGCTTGGATGAGAGCCCCGTTACTGATGTAGCCCCCTGTGTATTTTTCAGCCGTGTGTTTCCAGCCGTAGCTGGTGCGACTCCGGTTTATACGCGGGCTAACATGCGTTCTTTCACGCAGCCATTTGCGGGCGCTTTCAACTTGCTCTTCTTCTGGTACTTGCCCTTGGCTTTCAACAATACCTTCGGCGGTTATGTGCGTCATATTTACTCCTAGTGTTTCGGGTTATGTAGACACTTCACTACAGGACACCAACCGCATAGTGGGGTTGGCTTGGGGTTCCACACGCCTGTCTCGTGTGCTTGCTCAATACGAGCTACGCGTTGCCGATAGCTCCACCATTCGGACTCGGCCTTGTCGACGGTCATGTCTTGGCGCACCATGTCGTTCTTGACCACAAACAGCAGCGCCCCACTCACCTTGCGGATGTGTGGGAAGTGGGCAAATATCATCAAGGCCATCAACTTGAGCTGCTCCCTGTCGGGGTACTTGTTGTTGCCGGATTTGTAGTCAATCACCTTTGCTGTCAGGTTCTCGTCGTCAATGATGATGAGGTCAGCAATCCCGCGCACCCACCGATTGGGGTCGTTGAAGTCGCAGGGCTTCAAGTCTTTGGTGAGCGCCATCTCATGTTCGCACAGCTTGCGTCCGGGCTTGGCAATCAACGCGTCAAGCGTATCCCGCATAAACTCGAACTGCTTGGGCAGCGCCTTGCCGTCCCGGATGTACTCCTCCGCAGCGGTGTGCAGCTCCTTGCCGTACAGTGTTGCTACTGTGTCGGACTTGGGGAAGCTCTTGAGCACCGTTACTTCGTAGTACTGGCGGGGGCACTGCTCGTAGGCTTTCAAGCCTGAGTGCGACCATGTGACGTTGACCATTAGAACCTCGCTGAGTCGATTGCTTTAGATAGTCGGCTGGCAAATGCAACTACAAACGCTTCATCACGGTTGAGGGTGTGTCGCCCCATGTCGTGAAGAATTGCATGTACTAGCTCATGCCAGAACGAATCACGTATCTCTGAGGCAGGCAGTTTGCGGTTTGTCTGCCCGTTGCGCAGACCGAGTTGAATGCGCTGCTCAGCATACTGAATACGTCCTACATGCTGCTTGTCCAGCAATGCTTCAATCACTTCAACTGAATACCGTTTGTTGCCGACACGGATGCGGCGTGGCAGTAGTAGCTTTGTGTCTGTTTTCATACTTCTCCTAGTTTTTAGCTAACCCATATCTACGGTGAACGCCACCGTCAGCGCCTAATGGAATCCCCGGCATGTACCGTGGCTCCATGACCATTTGCGCCAAGACCCAAGTCTTAGCGTCGTTTGCTTCTTCGTCGGGCACAACGGCCAAAAGCTCGTCGTGCACCGTCCCCACCACGGGGTATCTCTTTGACACCCGTAGCATACTATCTGTCATCACAATCCGCGCAACCGCCTGCGTCACATTGTTGGTCACCTTGCCAGCGTACAGTTTGGTGTCGTCCTCGCCGTACACCCACTGCTGCCGACCCGTCTCGTCCTTCTTGCGCCGCAGCTTGGGATAAAGCAGACTCATGCCGTTGGGCAACTCAATCTGCTCCTTGCGGAAAGTCAAACACTTGTAGGTGTATTCCTTGCCGCCGTACAGGGAGGTCTCGATAAGACCGCTGCACATGTCCCAGAACCCGGTCACCGGCTCCGCTGTGGCGCGGTAGACGTCGATGATTTTCTTCGCTACGACACAGTGTATAAGCAACTCGCCTTCACTGCAAGTGTGGGGAATCTCCGCCATCTTGGTCAGGTTCTCCTCCCAGTCCACAAAGCGCTGGACGTACTGTTGTGTCACTCCAAGCTGCCTTGCGTCAGCCTTGGTATAGCGCAGAGGCGGAGCCCCAAGGAAACCCACCAGAAGCTGCGCTGCGAACGATGCCCAACCCAACCCATACCCTGCCCCCAGCAACGCGCTCTTGGCCGACTGGCGGTGGATAGGGTGGCTGTCCTTGGTCATGCCGGGGATGCCGAACATCTGCGCACCAAAGGCAGCATACGGGTCGCCCCCGGCTCGGAAAATGCCCAGCATCTCAACGTAGTCCGACAGCCACGCCAACACACGCGGCTCAATCTGGGACAGGTCACCCACCACAATCTGATGGTCTTCGGGGGCCATGATTGCCTTGCGCAGGAACGACCCGCGCTTTAGGTTCTGCATGTTAATGGCGCTCCCCTTGGATGCCGTCCACCGCCCCGACAGTGCCCCGTAGTAGCTCAAAGGT